AAGTATTGCTATGATGGCCGCACAATCAGCCGCTTTAATTGAAGCCGGTGAAGAACAAGGAAAAGCAGGTAGAGCATTAAGAATGACTTATGCTAGATTAGGTGCTGATACTTCCGGTGCGGCTACCGCATTAAATGATTTAGGTGTAGCAACAACAGAGGCTAATGGCTCTCTTAAACCAATGTCTGACATAATGAAGGAACTAAATCCTAAATGGCAAACTTTTAATAGCGGTCAAAAACAGGCTATAGCACAACAAGTAGCAGGTAACAGACATTATGTAAGATTCATAAAATTAATGGAAGCATATGATAGAGTAATGCAATTAAATATGGAAGCCACAGAACAAACTGCGGCAGTTATGACAGAAGCAGGAGAAGCGGTAGGTTTCTTAGGAGACATGATGGACAGTAATGCCGTTAAGTTAGATAGGGCTAGAGCAGAACTAGAATTAACTAATGCTACAATAGGTGATGTTTTTATACCCGGACAAATAGAAGCAATAAATATACAAAATAGATTTAATCAAACTATAGTAGATACAATTGTAGCCTTAGATGGTTCAGAAAAAGGTTTAAGTAAATTATTCGGTTTAGGTAAAGCCTTACAAACTACTTTTGCCCCTTTCTTTTCTGCTTTTATAAATGTAAAAGCAACAAACCTTGCTTTACTAACACAAGTTCAAATAGTAAGGGCTTTGTCGGGAGTGCAATTAGGAAAATCTGCTAAAGAACAAAGTAACCACGCTCAAAATGAAGAGAATTTAAAAACTGAAAATCAATTAATAAAACTACAAACAGACTTAATGAAAAATCTTGTTTCGATAGAAAAAAACAGAGCGTTTATACAAAAACAAAACACTGAAGGCACTAAAAAATACGGGTTTACTGTTCATAAATTAAATGTATCAAAGGAAAGATTAATTTTCTTAGAAAAACAACGAAAAGGACTTATTGAGCAGGAAATAATATTAACTGACCAACTAACACACGCTACAAACGCATTAAACACTAGCAGTATGAAATTAAGTATGACTATGATGAAAATTAGTGGTATCTTTATGATTATAGATGTATCAGTTATGGCTTTATCTTCTTTACTTGGTGATAAGTTAGTTATGGGAATAGACCTTGCTAGATTATCTATGATATTAATGGCTTTGACTATGGGATTCATGATGATTGAAACTATGATAACTACAGGGGCTATAATAGCACAAACTGTTGCCATAAACGCAGATACTACTTCTAAGGTAGTTAATACTGCCGCTACAGGTGCATTGGGTAAAGCAACAATATTCTTGGCTAATGCAATTAACTTTGCCAAAAGAAGCCTTAAAAGTTTTTTAGTGTTTTCGGGTGTCGGTTTAGTCTTTTTAGCAGTAGGTCTAGCGATAGAAAAGTTACTACCTAAAAGCAAAGCCTTTGACGATGCTATGATTTCTAACACCGATTCAGTAGATGCTTTAAGTGCTTCGTTTGCAGACATGGAAGCAAATATGGCATTAAGTGTAGGTTCAGATGTAGACTTTAGTGGTTTAGATTCTATGAAAAATAAAACACAAGAGTTTGCCAACGCTAGAGAAGAAATGTTCTTTGGTTTTAAAGCAGATGCAGTAACAGGAGATTTAGTTAAACAAGTTAAGCACACCGGAGTAGAAAATTTTGTAGCAAATACAGAAGTAATTATGACTAATAACTTTACAGGATTAACAAGTGATGAAATAGCAAATGAAGTTATTAGAAAAATACAACAAAAAGGTAGTGCAAGCGGTATGGTAATTTGAGGTTATTGTATGGTTCGTAGTGTCAAAGATAAATATGGTATATGGCTTACGGGCTATTATGATGATTTTACAGGGGCTAGAGCCATAGCAGAAGATACTAATTCTCCAAATAATAAAACAGAATATTTAATGTACAAATCACATTTTGGTAATCCTTTAAATGGTGAGGCTACATTAAATCCTAGATACCGTTGGTGTATTTTAGATAGAGTTAGGGATAATTCTACTCTAACTTCCGGCGAGTTTTTTGCTAGTGCTACTAATAAATTATTACACAACAAAGGTTTGTTTGAATGGATTTCTTACGACCCTATTAGAAATTTAAATGACACTTATCAAGGTAGGTCACAATTAGAATATCCCGATGGATTTACAAATGTTAATAAATTTAGAACTACACCAAATTCTACAACAGGACTTTATGGTAATGATGCTTACCAATTATTTTGTAATGGTCACGATACCTCTACTAGATATATAGTTCCTACGGGTACTATAGACAGTAGTTTTGCTAGAAGCGATATGGTAGGATATGGTGACGCTACTACTTTTGCTAACAAAACTTCGGGAAAAAATACTATCAGTACACACGCTAACATTACTAGAACTGCTAAAGCGCATTTGGCAGGTCATTGGATGGGAGAAACCATAAATTTTGGAAGTAGCGATACGGCGGCTGAGAATGTTTTTGCTACTGTAGAATCCCCTTCCGGTCAACCGTTTTTATGTGTACAAACTTGGGATAAAACAGGTAGTAATTCTACACCGTCAACACCTACTTTAATTTACGATGGTAGTTTAAACTCAAGAGATACAGGTGATTGGTTACATTTTAGATTAGCAGTACGTTCGTTTAATGGTACAACAAATAGTCATGGTGCAGTAGTACCAAAAGTAACAATAAAAGCCGGGTTTAGCGGTAGCGTTACCGCTACTACTTTAACTGAGGGTAATTTATATGGTATGAACACATTTTTAGAAGACGGTCTTACAGGAACACCCGCTATTTCTTTTGATTTAGATTTATCAAATTACAACACACACCCTATGTTATATGACGGTAATAAAACTGCTATTAACAATACAACGGATAGTATGTGGATAGACGTAGACGTACACATAGATTACACAGATGGCGCACAAAAATTTAAAGTGTATCAAGATGGGGTATTGAAAAGCACTAATAATTTTGGGGCTACAAGAAATGCTAGTGCCATGTATGGTTGGGAAATATACACTCACCCACCACTTAATACTGATAAAACTGTAACTACTTTAATGTTAGATAGAGCCGCCGTATATAGGCCATTAACAGACGACCCATCCGGCAAAGAATTAAATCCTATGACCACATTAGATATTAATACTACTAATAATGGTATTTCTTCCGCAAATTTAAAATTTTTAGATGAAGCACAATACCATTCAGATAATCAATACGGATTTGAAACTACACAATATGACCAACAAATTTATAATTTGTTTAGTGGTGAATCTTTAAAAGAATGGTATATGTTAGTGTTTGCAGGAGCAGGTGAAACAGGGTCTAAAGATATTGCCCGTATAGATAGACCAATATGGAAAGGGGTAATAACTAATTTAACCGTTAAAGAAAATTTACAAGATAGAGAAATACAAATAGAAGCACAAGACTCACTTAATATTCTAAACAAACAATTACCGCTATGGGAAGTAGGTCAAGGTGGTTTAAATACAAGCGAAACAGGTAGTTTGTATTGGCACTACGAAGCAGAAGGTATGAAAGAGGTTATGAATATGGGCGCTAATAATTTAAAAACTTTAGCAGGTACATTAGGTAGAACACATATGGATTCTTATGAAAATAGAAGCGACCAAAGAACTCAACTACATTCCGGTCACCCTATACAAATATACAATAACGAAGATACTTTTGGGCCAAATAGTTTAGAGAATGATTATGAAGGTATGGGTGTAGATTATATATTTGAAGAAAGTAATGGTAAAATAACTTTTGTCATGACAGGAAATCCCGGTTTTGGTGTAGGGCAAACTGTAACTATAAAACATACAGGTATTAGCGGTTATGATGACGTATCTTTAGTTATTAATGCAGTTAACGATGTTACTACTGCCGGAGTTACACAAGAACACGTAACTTTTGATGCCGCTAATACTGCCGATATAGCAAGTAATATTCTTGATAATGATTTAGTTCATAATCTTAGTAATTGTGTAGTTTATGCAGGTAAATATATAGGCTCTAGTATAGAATATACAGACTCTAATTATATGACTCAAAGCGATTATTTAACTAGCCTAGCAGGTACATCAAGTGAGGAATATACTAGGTTTTTAAATTATATACATTTAATGGCTACACACCCTACTAGACATTATTTAGAAGATATTAATGTAATAGAAGGTGGTGAAAATCATTATTTTGCTACAGGTTATTATTCTGTAGTAAATAATAATGGAACTGATACAACTATTTATGAAGGGCCACTAAGTATATCTACTCCGCCTAGTTATATAGGAGACACCGGAGAAGATATTTCTGAAACTGCTACTGCTAAATGGGTTGCTGACCCAAATACAGGAAAAATTATAGCGGCAGAAGTTTTAGATTCGGGGTATGGTTATACTTCTGTACCAACAGTAGGTTCTCTCTTAGGTGGTGTAGTTACTGCAAATAATAACGGAGTAAAAACTTTTGTAGAGTCTGCTTGGAATACCACTTTAGCAAACGGAACTTATGAAAGTATTGCTACTACTGTTTCGGGCGCTTTAACTACTTTAGCCTCTAATTATACTGACGGACAAACACAACTGACACTAACTGATGCTACAGGATTTAATAATAGTGGTACTATTACTGTAAACGGTGATGCTATAAGTTACAGTGGTAAAAGTGGTAATGTATTAACTGTAGCAGATTTAAATACTAACTATAGTGCAGGGGCTACTGTAGTAAGAACTAATAATGTAACAGGTTCGGGTTGTAAGTTAGACATTACTGTATCGGGTAATGAAGTAACATCTATAGAAATAGCACAAACTATATCTGCACATACATATAACCTTAAAAACTTTGGCAAAAACTATCTTATAAACAGTAGAATAACTGCTCAAATACCACTAGCAAGTGGTTTAGGAAATGGTAATGTTACTTCTAAAATTACCGCTATAACAGATGACGCACAATTTGAAGAAATTATGGGTGGAGAAGCAATATCAGATACTTTCACTCTTTGTTTAGATGTAGACCCTAATCTTAGGGCAGGAGAACATTTTGTATTTTTAGGAGAAAGGCATGAAATTAAAAGTATAAAAAAGATTTTTAATTATCATAGTACGTCTAATTATAATTATGGTATAGGTGCTAACACCGCAACTTATTTGTGGCAAATACAAACTTATACTCCCTATGAAGGTAGTGTTTTTGGTATAGAGTATGGTACTTGGATTAATAATGATGGTTTATTAAGCGGTAACGACAGGAAAAACTTAACAACAGTAACAGGTGGGGTTATTACTCCCGCACCAACAAGTGAAGATGTTTCTAATAGAGTTTCACACGCAGTATGGATGAGAGATTTACCTTTATCTTTGTGGTTTCAATATCATTTTGGTGAAATAAAATATTCTGCTATTACTACATCGGTAGTTCCTAGCACTACTGCCGCAAACGCTAATCAAATAGAAGTAACTCAAGCATCTTTTAATGCCGCACCTACACACGGAGTAATACAAATACAAAGACCTGTAAAATCAGCAACACATACTACACAAAAAATGATTAATGATTTTGCTATCTATCGTCATAAATGGCATGACACAGGCAACAGTAAATATTATTTAGCGGGTGTTAAGTATATTAGCCTAAATCATGCGGGAACAGGAAAAAATTGGCAAACCTCTTTAACTCAAATATCAGAAGCAACAAAGGTTAGCGTGTTAGATTTAAGAACCGATTATAAACATATGTGGGTATTGTGGGCTGACATGAGAAATGATGGTACTGCTGATGCTGATGGTGGATTAAGAAAAAAATCTTTCGGTCTTGTTTCTCCTAAAATGGACAATTATTCATTAAAATTACTGTTTGAAGATGACCTTGACGAAGAAGGAAATCCTAGAGTATTTACAGAATTAAAACAAAGCGAAGATTATGATATATGGGAAGTAGATTCTACTTTAGATGATAGTACAGATGGCCCTTTTTCCCGTCCTCTTGATTATACTAATCAACAAACTTGTACTCTTCTTAACGAAGGTGGTGGTAATACAAGTAATGGTACTTTAAAGGTAAGAGTAACAAAAGCAAGTCATGGTTTATCTAACGGAGATTATGTAGGTATATGGAATGCAAGTCAAAGTGGACACAACGGTATATTTCAAATAACAGACGCTTCAAATAGCGGTTATTTTATTATAGATAATATTTATTTAGGTAATGATACAGGTGGTAATGGTGGTATAAAATACGCAATAACTTACGGCAGTTCTACAGATTTGAGTGTGTATAGAGATTGGCATGAAAAAGGCGGCTCTATGATATTAATAGATACTTCTAAATTTTTTAATCTTAATACTTTAGCAAATAATGGTAGTATAAATCAAGAGGTAGGTGGTAGAACTAATTTAGAAGATTATTATGCTATTAGTAGAGGTGATGTAGCACTTATAGATAATTATTATAAATACGCTCCATCTACTACATTAAGCACAGACGTTAATTATAAAAAACACGACTATACTTCTCAAATAGTAGGTGACAATACTACATTAGCAAGCAATATTTCTAAAGGTCACTTTTGGGTAGAGCCTACTGATGTTACTATATTTTTAGATAACGGTATAGGTAGAATTAAAGGTTTTAAAAATGATTCTAATTCTAATTATATGTTTAGTTGGAATAATAAACTTAATACCGCAGAAACAAGCGCTTTTACCTCTTATGTTACCCCTACTATTGGAGATTCGTATTGGGTTTTAACAGATAGTGATGCTACTTTTATTTCTGACGGTATCAAAGCAGGAATGTATATTAAAAATAATACAAAACCGTTAGTAAGAGGTACTTTAACAAGTTACGCTACACATTTTATTCAAGACTTTTATTACAGAATAAGAAAAGTTGATAGCGAAACAGTATTGTGGGTAGAAAAAGTTAGTTATTTACCATATAACCCCTTTGCCAATATCCCTAACACAAGAGATACTTTGCTTGCTATAGCCGGAGAATCATTCACAAATACTACTGTAGGACTAAGAAGAAAATATATTACTGCCCAAGATATTACTGATGGTTGGAGTGCTACATCTTCTTATACAATACCTGCCCAATTAGCCGGAGTAGTTATTGAAAGTGCTACTAATATTACTACCGATAGTACGTGGTCAGCATCAGAAATAGAGAATGCGTTTAGAAGTCACATAAGTAACTCTAACTTAGTTGACAATATAGATACTCCTTTTTCAAAAGTACAAATATCTAATAGCGATTATATTGAAGTAGAAGTATATAACAATGTAGCATCACAATTTGCTTACAGATTAATGATGAAAATAGATGGTGCTATAGAATCTCCTAACAACGGTACTTTCTATAATAGTGATAAACTTAGAACTTTATGGTCAGCAGGTATGGCTGATACTTGGTGGTCTAACACTAAATACCCATGCGTTTTTGACATTAATAATGTGCCTATTACAAACCTTATGACTACTTATGATACTAAATCAGAAAGTGATTCTTATGGCGGTGTATTAAATACACAAAATAAGACCGTATATAGCACTATACAAAACATACAGAAACTATCGGGAGTAGGAACTACTAATAATTTAGAAACTTCTTTTTCATATTTAATAGGTAGAGACAACAAATTAGAATTAAGACCAAAATACAATAGCGGTCATAGTATTACTAGGGAAGGTATAAAATTATCTAATATGGAAATACAATCTAACACAAATGTAGAAAATGTTAGAGTTTATTATAATGACAACAAAGACTTTGTAGATTTCCCTAAACCTAATTTGTCTGATACTACTTCTTGGTTTATAGAATCTAACTCTAGTGTTAGAACACAAAAAGAAGCAGAACAATTAGCCAAAGAAATTTATAGAAAAAAGAAACAAAATAATATTCTTTTAGAAATTAGCCCTATTAGAGCAGTAAATGACAAAGATGCTATGTTAGATGGTGGTAGATATGGATATATTTCAGACCCACAAATAGCGTTTCAAGGAAATAACGATGACAGTTTAGGAACAGGTTGGTGTTGGACTATTTTAGGAACAGGGGGCTTATTATTTCCCGGTATGGTTAATGCTCTTGACGGTAATCTAGGTAGCGCCCCTACTACCACATTATATAATAGAATAGGAACAGGTAGTATGCCTTCTTATAGTGCGACATTAGGCACTTCTGATAACTATACATGGTATGGTTCTAGGTCAGTTTCTAAAGCAGTACAAATTGTACATATTAGTAAGGATACTCCTAAAGTTAGTGCTACTACAGGAGAAAAATTAAGGGTTATAGTATCTCTTAAACCCGATGGTACTAATACTGATGTAAATACTTTAAACTTTAAAGTTTGGTTGGCTGATTATTCTTTTGATAACTCTACTGCTACTACCCCCTCTAATGCGGCGGCTAGATTAAATGCTACTTTAGCCACTAATGGTAGTGTTTCTCAAGAAGTAAAACATAGTGGGTTTTACGAATTAGATGTACCGTCTTCATATGGTACAGGAACAATAGTATTTTCTTTTAACTCTGAATATTGTCGTGACCTTGTAAGAAGTAGGTGTGGTTCTACTAACACACACAAAAACGCCCATGATATAGCAGGGATAGATTTAGGCTCTACTTTTAATACAAATAGTATTTTCCCATTAGGGGCTAGACAATATACAGAATTTAAAGGTGGTATAGGACTATATAGAAATGAATGGTATGCCCCACAATTACATATTGTAGATGACCTTACTTATATTCCTGCTACTTATGTTTCTTATACAGATGCTTCACATAGTCTAAATAACGAAACTTTAGTTATACAAGATATTGATTGGTCAGTAAAAGCAGGTAACGTAGAAAAAATTAATTTAACATTAGAAAGAGATGAGTCTCGTTCTGCTTCGGGTATAGTACCATACATACTAGATAACTTACCTGTTAACTCACACCAAGAAAGTGTAACTGTTGTAGACATTCCTTTGCCGCCGGCAGAAACTATTGTCGAAGATATTACAGAAAACGATAATCAAAACATTAATGGTATGAATCCATTTATAGATTTTCCACCTAACTCTAATCTTATATCCCCTAATTCTGTTAGTCAAGGTTTTTATCAAAACCAAGTAGGTAGTATGAATATGGGTGGTAGTATGTTTACCCCACAAACAGGACATCAAATTTTAGGGCAAATGAGAGTACCTAGTACACTATCTTCTATGAGAGGACAACAAGGTGGATTGACACCACATCTTTATTCCGGTTCAGCAATTACAGACGGTGATTCTTTTGCTTTGCCCGGAAGTGGGAAGACGCAATCAGTAACAGATTTAGCAGAATCGGGTAGTGAACAGAAAAAATATGACACTACGCACGCAGTTAAATTTAATGTACCTACACCTTCTGATGCTATTAATGATGATATAAATGTAACTGCTAGTTTACAGTTACAAGAAGGTACAGGAGTAGGTAAAAAAGCAGTATTGGATATAGATGTTAGATGTAAAGAAACAAACACAAGAATACAAGATAGTGTAGTAGTCTCTACAGGCAAACAAATTAATGTAGAGTTAATATCTACCCAATCCTTAGCAGGTGTAGTTACTCCCGGTAATAATATAGAGGTTATAGTAAGTAGAAGAGGTGGTAAAGCAAAAGATAATGCTAAATACCAAAGCGTACAAGTTTCTAATCTTAACGTTAATTTTAGGAGAGCCGCAGTAGTAGCAGATTCCCCTTCTACTGAATTTGTACCTTATTCTTGATTAAATTTATCTCGTAACGATAGAATTTTCTGAGCCTTTTTTCTACCTATACCTTCTACTTCCATAAGTGCTTTTTGTGTTCTTCTACTGTGTAATATCTGTGGAATGCTACCAAATTTTTGTAATAAATCTACTGCCATAACAGGTGTTATACCCGCTAAAGTAGTTAGTACCGCTACTCTATCATCAAATACAGGCTCAGAGTGTGCTTTTCTTACAAAATCCGGTAAGCGATTAATTTGTGCGCCACCATCTAAAGTCATCTGTGTATGATTAACTACTAACCAATCACAAAACGAATCCATACTAGGTAATTCCATGTACATTATATTAGGAAACCTTTGATAGAATGTAAGTTTAAATTGATTAATAACTTTTTGCATTTTTGTCATCTCGATTGCCATTTTCTGTGCCGTAGGTCTGCCATGTACGTAGGGTTTTAATTTGGTGTTGTAAACCACAAGGAATGGCTTATCAAAGTTTTCTTCTAAGTCTCTCAATTGGTCTAAGATAGTTCTAGTTCTACCTATACCTAGAATACTTCTATACAAATCGTTAATCTCCTTAGCCTCTACACCCCATTGGCCTATCACATAGTCTGCTGACTTCAATCGCTTAATCTTAGCCCTACCATCGGGAGATTTAGAGAAGTCTCCCATTCTCATTAAGAGTTTTTGCTTAACTTTTTCATTCTCGCGGTCATCAATGATTAACACAATTATTGGTAACTATAAAGCCTATATAAAAGGTTTAATCTCTTCTTGTGCCATCATCATTCCAACATGGGCCTGTACATAAATTTCTAGCCTGTAACCAATGACAAGAAGCAGTATTCTCATAATCTAATATACTGTTTATATGAAATCTTGTAGTTTGTTTATTATAATCTCTCCAACCTAGTGTAGAATAAAAGTCTGCTATCTCATCACCTATTTTTGCTTTTTCTTGGTAAGTCATAGTAGAAGGGTTAGAGAACCAACGTAGGCTTTCTGCTAAGTGTTGGGTCAAGGCTACCCTCACATCATGTCTAGGGTTTTCTTGCCTCATAGCCTTGTCTAAACAAGGGGGAATTGGTACTTGTGCCATAGTGCCTATCTCACCATCAAAGGCTTGTAAAATAGGCATCTGTTTAGCAGGATTTTCTGCTATCCATTTGACAATATTAAAAGAAGAATCTCTTATCTCTCCTCTAAACGGGTCATTCTTGATAAGTTTTATATCCGGTTTTTTAGGTATTATATATTCTTGGTGGTCATTCATAAATTCTTTAACGTCTATATTAACTGCCCACTTTTTTCTAGTCACATTATATGTGTCGGGAACTCTTGTAAGTTTTAAAGGATTACCTACACCATCAAGAGTTTTTAATCCTTTACCCATTTTTCTTTGGTATCTATCTACATGTTTTGATATAGCAGTACCTTTAACGGATTTGTCAAATATTTGGTGTACGTGAAATCCTCTACCTGTAGCCACTACCCTTATATCACCTTCTATTCTCTGTAGTAATGTATTTACATCATCTTTAACGGTAAAAATATCTTCTTCTTCTGTCGTGTCAAAATCCCACCACGCTCTATCCATTACTACTGAATCTGTATCATACTTCCATGCTCTAGTAGGGTGTTTTCTCTCAAAAGAATACAAAGAAGTATAGATAGAAGCCTTACCATTAATACGATTAACATAATCGTCAAAGACTTGTCTACTATCACATTGACGACGGCGAAGCCCTATCTCTCTTGGAAAATTAAGTAGCATGGTTATCACTCAGTTATATCTGCTACTTCTTGTTGGTGTCCGCAAGCACAACCGCCTACTAAAATTACTCTAGGCATATGACCTACTTGAGCATTTACTTGAACCATTTCTTCAAAGCCTTCCCAATCTTCTTCTTCTCCACAAGCATCACACACGGCATAAACTTTCATGCTTTCACCACTTTTAATTTAAATACTAAGAATGCCCCTAATAATAGTAATGTAATACTACCTATTTCAATTAAAGGGCTAAAATTTAAATCTACCTGCATATTATCTGTAACTTTTTTTATATTTATTATTTGTATCATTATATCACAACCATTTCTCAATACTACCCGTCATTTCGGACTCACAATTTAAATGAAAGTCACACCACATAGGGCAGAAATATTCATTCCACACCATAGGGTAGTCTTGGAGTGTGAGTGATTCAATAGTATCATATAAAGATGCCTCAAAGGAATTAATAGAGCGAGTGGTTACAGGCTCTAAAAGAGCGTAGCCGTGAGTTTCACCTACCCACATTGTCTTCCCTCTTTTTTTATATTCATCAAGTAATTTATCATTATCTTTAATTTCATAATCCGGTGTTATATATAAGAAATGTGTAATTTCATCATAGCCTAATAATTTTAATATTCTAGCATAGTATACTAATTCTTTTCTAGTTCTACCTAACTTGCCCATGTTCATGTTACCTGTTTTTAATTCTACTAAAATTAATCCGCCGTTAGGGTGTCTAATAACACCGTCAATCATACCTACCCATATAACAGGAGTCATACCGCTAGGCAAATCTAATTCTTCATATACTTGATGTTTTACTTCTGCTTCTATAACCTCTAAAGAACCTAAGTCTGCCGCTACCCTATGTAGTAAATTTGTCATAGCAACTGCACCTATATCTGTATCCATATTTTCTGCCGTTAAAAATCTTTGCATATCTTCGGGTTCACCTAAAATACCTGTTTCCATAGCACTATGTAATATAGTACCACGTATCATAGATTCAGTAGGTGGGGTAGAGGGAACATCTGCAACATATCTCCAATAAAATTGTCTAGGACACATTTTATATGTCATATAAGATGACTTAGAAACTCTAAGTATTTCGCCTTCCGGCTTATAAGAAGATTTACTAATTTGTTCTTTAGTGGCTATCATTCTTCCTCTCCGCTATCCCATTGGTCTATTGTAGTTTGCCCTTGTAGTAAATCAGTACCACATGAAGGACATACTTTATCTAAAGGTACGGCTTTTAGTATAGGGCTTAAAATACGTTGAGAGCATTTAGGACAAGACTGTTCTTTTATCTGCCCATTCTCTTTTAGAATGCCAAACACTAAAGAATTTAATCTTCCTACATCTGATGTCATAGCATTAATCAATTGATTAATTACTCCTCTCATCTCATGTACATCTTTCTGTAATTGTTTTACTGTAGGTTTACCACTTTGCGCTCTACTTCTACTCATAACTTTACATCATACTTCTTAGGTTATAAACTTATAGCCAAGAGAGTCCGCCCAAGCCCCTCATAGAGTTTATCAAAGGTTGTGTTGACCAACCCATCAATTCATAATATGGTGTTACTTTTTTAATAACGAATCTTTCACATAGTATTTTGTAACCTATATTTACTATACCCGTTATATCTTCCGGTTCGTCAAATGCTACATACTTACCTTTATCGTCAAGAGTAACTTTAAAGAAAGAACCACTATGATAACCCTTACCTAGATTTTCGTTAGCCCATGCCGCACCTGCACTAGAACCGGATAAAACTTTGTAGTCACTTAAATTTCTATCTAATTTACCCTTCATACAAATACTGTTAATATCTACAGTACCATTTACTATGCTCGTTATAATAGGTTTAAGTTTGTCGTTAACCGCTAATTCATTTTTACCATCTAATATCATCTGTATAGTATTTCCCATAACCTCTTTCATAATAGGAGGCATACGTGATTGTTTCATTTCTATACCTTTGATATACATTTTTGGTTCGTGGAACTGACCATCAGTCCATGTAACATTTCCGGCGTATCTATTCTTAGCCATCAAAACCATAGACGAACACCACTTCTCAAACTCAGTTTCAATAGGGTGCATTGTAGCGTTGATTGTGGCTATCAAATCCTCTCCGGCCTGTGGACTATCTATTACACAAAACACACTGTCTGTATGGCCGTAAAGCACCTTAGAACCGTTGTCTTCAGCACACTGTTTGAGCCTACCTAGAGTAGCCCTAGAAGTATAAGTAATTGAAGCCGCTACATCGGGATGATACAAGCCGTATTTTGCATCTCCCGCCACACCATACATAGATGCTACTAAAGACTTACAAGCGAACTGCATTGTATCCCATTTATCATAGTTACTACGGTCAGATTTCATAAGTTTTTTATATATATTCCTAGTTTCTGTCATGTAATCCATTTGTCTAACTAGAATACCTTTATCACCTTCTGAAAACTTAGTACCATTACCACAATCTTTACCATTTTTATCAAGAGTATCCCAAGATATATTGTATAGAGAAGCATTACTGTGATACATAGCCTTAATATCTAGGATACCTACGTTCTGATATACAGATGGTTCTACTTCCATAACTTCTGCCCCCATGTAAGGTTCGTACTCAAACTGTGGCTTAGTAGGTATTCTTAGATTTGTCTTAGGGTCTAGTAATACTAAGTTAGAAAACATCTTTGTAATAAATGGGGTAGAACGTATGTCACATTGTACAATATGTTGTAGTGATGTGTAATACTCTAACGCATTTACTTTAGAGTCTAATTTAGGTAACAATCTTACGTCTTGTCTAGCGTAGTGTAAGTACAGTGGAGGGTCAGTAAGATAAGTGTCGTGTCCGTCGGGTAACTCAATCTTCTTTTCTCCTAAAACTTCATGTGCTACATCATCTAATTTGTAAGAAGGTAATTTACCATTCTTCATTTCCCATATTTTAGAGAAGCCTATCATCAAATCTATACAATTTCTACCGACAATAGGTTGTTCCCAATCTTTGTAGGTATAATTTATTCTTCTATATGGACTCATAAGAGCAGGGTTAATATTACAAGCCCTACATCTTTCTATAATAGTTCTTATGTCAGCACCTACTACAAACCAACCCGTAATTATATCGGGGTCTTGTTTATTCATGTGACTTAAGAAATGCTCTAACATATCTTTTTCGTCGGGAAAGCCAATAGCAGGTGTTTCATAAGTGTAATCGCCGTATTTATTAAACATTTTTATTTCTGTTAAAGTTTTGTCTACAAACCACACATATTCTTTACCCGTAAAAGAATCATTAACCACTATAATTCTCATCTTATTAGTAGCAGGACTCCATTCGCAATCAAGATACCAAATTCTATGCTTATAATTCTTGTAAGGTTCATGACCATTGTTTACTCTATCAACCAATACTCTATTAACATAAGGTATATTTGCTTCCCATGTAGGTATATGTGGGTTTTGATTCTTAAAATCATATACAAACCTAGGGTCTGATACTAGAATCTTAGTTAAGTCTTCTCCATAAACACCTTTGTACCCACTTTCTTTACTAGAGGCAGAAATGTCTATAGCATCTTCATCTGTTATAAAAAAATAAGGGCTATAGTTAGTTAGTTTATCGGTCTTACGAACACCTTGCTCATCTCTATATCGTACATTAACTGTACGTCCTCTACCTTGAGTAACTATCACACCTATTCCTCATTAGCGTTAAGGATTCTCTTATGTACTCTTGTAGGTATTTCTAATTTAGTTAACCATTGGTTTATAGCAGTAGGACTAATATTAAATTCTTTACCTATGTCTTGCATAGACCTACCTTGTACCACATAAGCATCATGTAACCATAGTGGGTCGCGATATTTCTTTGGCTTATTCTTTTCTATTAAAGTAATGTTAACACTATATCTTTCATTTTGTGCAATAGCATCACCATCTACACCAAGATTAATCATACCTCTTAGAGTATCTATTACGTCTGTTATTAATTCTTCATCATACATTGTTGTACTAATCATTTTATTCACCTATTATACTTGCTTGGAAGACATAATCTTCTGACCCTAAATCTATCAGCATCTTAATCCCTTGTTCGGGGAACTGATAAAAATAGAGTGTGACAGAACCATTCATATGACTAAATAAATTTTCAAGACCTCCTTCAAAGGTAGCCTCCCATTCTTGTGTATAGTCATCTTCGGTATAAGTAGTATTACTTTGTAGTTTGTATATTGTTTGACCCTTTAATTCTTTACCTGTTTTTACAGAAAAGCCGCTACTACTAAAAATAAAAGTATAACGGTTAAATTTTTGACCATTCATTGAATCGCAACGTAGAGCCTCAAACAAAGTGTTTCCATCTGTCATATGTTTAAAGAAAGGTTTTATTGTCTCATTTGTTTTGGAGACATAATTATAACCACTATCGTCCTTAACAAAGGAGCGTGATATTGCCAAAGATTTAGTAGTCCATTCCATTAGTGTTGCAGGATTATGAGGATAAGCAGTAGCCTTAGTAGAGCCCGTAATAGTAGTTTGTTTACTTTTAGATTTAATCTTTACTTTATCACCTACCGAAGACAACGATAGTGAACCGCCGTGATACTTTAATATTCCTAGAAAATCTTTAATGTTAGTAATTGGTATTTCTTTATCGCCTACTTTACAAGTAGCGAAACAAGTAAATCTGTTTAAAGAAGTTACACCATCCTTAACTAAAGAAACAACCTTTACTTTATTATGTTCGGGTGTCAGAATACAAGAATGTATTTGGTCTTGTTGTTTACCCGCTATAGTTTGCGGTCTTCTGACTTTCTCCAAGAGAATCCTAAGAGTATCACAATCAATTGTTATCATTCTTAGCACCTTCTGTTAGGAAAGGTAAGCCGAACCATTTTACTTTAGCATCTTTAACGCTTAAAATAGTATGTGTACTACCTACATATTCCATATTACTACCTTTCATTTCTTCTATAGTAGCCTTAACTGCCCATTCACCATCTGCTAGAGATTTGTCACCCTTTACACCGGCGGCCATGTCAGCCTTCTTCATGTAGCGGGATAGGAATATCTGTTGAGAGAATCTACGCATAGTACCTTTCTCCCAATCCGGTCTTTCTCCAACGGCCATAAGAACTTTCTTACCTGTACCGTCATCCATATATTGTTGTACTGCCTTCAAGTGGAAGGTGTTGAATATTTTAGAGACAGGTAGAGCATGAAGTCTATCAAGAACGTCACGATTTAGTCTGTTACGCTCTCTCCATTCTTTCTGATTAAATGAGTCATCTTCGTTCTCAATGATACCCTTTGCTAGTAGAGACTGTCTCATAGCAAACTCACACCATTTAAGGAATGTAGAGCCACCATCAAAAATTATACCACCGTGTTGTTCCGGTTGTTCTGCTATATCTTCTGCTAGAAGATTGATAAACCACTTTGTCTTGTTGATAAGAGCCATGTGGTTTACAGAATTATCTTCATGATAGATAGAATCATCAGACTCATCTAGTAAAGGTATAACTCTAATGTTATCCGCATTAGGGTATAAATATTCTACTGTAGCACCTGCTGAATTATCTATATCTAAGATAGTAATAGTTTTACCGTTATCTATTTCTGCTTCTAATAGAGAAAGAGCAAGACCTGTTTTACATGAGTTTTCATGTGCCACAAGAGCCATTCTATATTTCTGAGATGTAGTTTTCTTAGTATCTAAAAGCGACCTATAATAATCGCGGTCATATAATTGCGTCGGTGCTTTTGCTACTTCTTTTTTGGCTACTGTGTTGTTTGTTTGATTTCCCCAAGACATATTATTCCCTCATACTTCTTTGCTTATAAACTTGTCAGCAGGTAGACCTACTAACGCATCTGATAATAATACTAATACCGCTATAGATACCGCACTTCTTATAGAATTTATAGTGACATCAACAGGGTCATAGACTCCTTTTTCTTTCATGTCAAAACCTAAGTCAGCATCTTCATCGTATTGTATTTTAGGATACTGCATTATCCCTGCATTATCTAGTAATGTTTCTTCGGGCATAACAAATGCTTCTTTTATAATCTCTAAAGAACTTTGTTCTCCAAAATGTCTAAGTAACACACCACCACCCGCAATTACTCCGTTTCTTTGTGCGGCCCTAACTGCGTTTACTGCATCATCTATTCTTTCTTTACGCTCTCGTAATTCTATTTCTGTATTAGCACCTACTTTAATGGATGCAACACCGTCAGTTAATCGTGCAATCCTACGGGTAAGTGTCTGCTTTTCCCAATTATTGTCACTATCATCTAATTGTTGATATAATTTATCAATATGTTTTTCATCCCTAGTATCTTTTTCGGTAAGCAACATAGTAGTATCTTTAGTACAATCTGCTTTTAGTACAAAACCTAATTGATTTTCTTTAACCTCTAAAATATTATCACCTAAAATCTTAGAAAACATATGTCCACCTGTCACTGATTGTATATCCTGTAACCAATCTTGTTGTCCTTGACCCATACCTGCCGTCTTTACAATACAGGCACTTATCTTTCCTTGTACTACATTAATAAGTATATTAGGTAACATAGCAGGATTATAGTCAGAGCAGAAAATCATTAGTCCTCTACCCGCTTTCATAGAAAGTTCAAGAGCAGGTACTAAACTTTCAAAGTTATCTAACCTGTCACTTGTTAATAAAACATTAGAGTTTACTAAATTCTGTGTAAAGTAAGGGCTAACTGCACCCGACTGTACTTCAAGACCGGATTCTATATTATATATAGTATCGAAACCACTACCGGCCTCTACTGCTATTGCACCTTCCGAACCTACTTTGTCCATAACTTCTGCTATCAGATTACCTAAGTCTTCATCGTTGTTAGATGCTATGATAGCAACATTCTTTAACATATCTTTGTCATCAGTAACAGGAATTGCTTCTTCTAATAATTTATCTATGATAATTTCAGCCTCTTCTTTTATAGCGTTAGTTAAACCTACTGCATCTTCTCCTCTATGGATAGCATCATACCCTATATTACATAGGGCTTGCGCTAATAATGTAGCAGTAGTAGTACCATCACCGGACTTATGTTGTGCTTGTGATGCCACTTCCTTAATTAAATCTATACCCATTTGTACATAGGGGTCGGGGTCATTTACTGCTTTAGCAATAGTAACTCCATCATTTAATATAAGGGGGAAAGTATCTTCTCTTTGTATAATTACAGTTCGGGCGTTTGGCCCTAGAGTTCCTTTAACCGCATTGGCTACTTTGTTTACTCCTTGTAGTAATTTGTTACTTGCTTCTTTACCTGTTATTAATGTTTTCATTTATATCACCGCTATAATATCTGAGAATTTACAATACTTAGTAATACCTTCTGTCTTTAAACTATCTGATTCAATAAGAACCCTAGAACCTACACTTATTTGTGTAGGAACTAGAGAACCTATTGATAGAACGGAGTAAGATGTATTTATGATTAAGCCGCTATCAGACTGTGGGGTTGGTTCAACAATAACATTGTTGCCCAACGCTTGCATTAATCCCACCCTTCTGCGTCTACAGTTTCCATAGCCTCTACTTCGTCAAAAGGATACCAACCGTTTACAGATAATTTTTGTTCATCTGTATCTCTTGTTCTCCATGTTTGACCGACTAATAATATCTTAGTACCTACTGCAAAGTCTACTCTACTACCATGTTCTGATGGAACGTATACTTCTACTACAGGTGCTACTGATGCTATATCTAAATCAGCACACACAAGAGTATAACCACCGTTATCTCTAGGGTCTATATGAATTACTTCACCTATTACACCTACTATTCTATCCCACCAACCGGCTTGGCCGTTGAATTGGTCATAGTAATCACGTAGAGCATCTAATGATGACAACATATTTTCTGAACCTAACAGAGAAGGTACTAACCCTGTACCGTCAGCCATGATAGGTGCGGCTGAAAAGATTTCTGCTTTACTAGCATCTGCGGTATAGTTAGCCATATCTGCTTTAACGTAGCATTTCTTACCGTCTTTACCGACACGTAGAGCCATAGTCAAAGGGGTGAATGTTGGGTATTGCATATCTGCCGCTTTACCTTGTGCGGTTACAGTCATCATCTTTACTTCATCACTAGAACCTTCTACACGACCTAAGAACATAGATGTTCTTTCTTGTTCGTTTTGTGGTCTTGCATTACCGAATTTAAAGTTTCTATCTCCACTAGGGAAAGTAGGGTTGTTACTATCCCATACACAGTAGAAGTAAGAGTCACCATCAAGACGCATAGCGTTCTTGTCTAGTTCATTTACATTAGTAGTATCTTCACCGAAGAAATCTTCTCTAGCATATCTAGTATAAGTTCCATCACCATTATCATTGTATAGTACAATCTTTCCATTGTCTACAAATTGTTGACGTACTTCTTCTGACGCACTAATCATTTGACTCTTCATTTTATTGTATAGTATCTTACCCCATTCTTTAGGGCGTGGTACTGATATAAACATACCTTCTAATTTAGAAGCACCGGAACGTAGTAGTCTTGAGTTTTCATTTTTAATTTTACTACCGGCTACCTTTAATGCTAGGGCATAACAATCTTGTTCTGATTTACCTGCATTTTTCCATGCCTCTCCTTGAGCCAACAGGATTTCATCTGTCCTACTCTTGAGAGTGTTTATATCTATATTCAGCGTATTAGCAGTTCTTTGTATTATTTTTTCATCTATCATTTCAATCACCTTTTGGTTTTCTATATCCTCTCGTCTTACTTCTTTGCTTATAAAGATTATTACCTTATACACATTAAAACAAAATTAGAGAGTATAATATCTTCGTCAACACCCATAATAAAATCCCTTTCGGATGTGACGGCGGCTTCTATAACCTTTAATTTACTTGGGGGTTTAGCATTTGACTCCATAGCAAAACGGAATACTGCTCTAATACTCTCCCTTTTGTTATCTTTGTCTAGTAGTTTTAATGACTCTTCAAAATCTTTTTCTCTAAAACAAAGTGTTAAGAATTGTTGGACATCAAACTTCTCGTTCTCTAATGAATGTACAAAGGAATGTTTGTCTTGAGAATTATGATATGCCTGTAATGCGTTGATTGCATTTCGTAAATCTCCTCTATGGTTATTAATTATTAAGGCTAAATGATTAGGTGTTATCTCTACGCCTTCTTTACCCGCTATAGTAATTAATCTTTGTTTCATATGTTCTTCACTAATAGGGTTGAACTTAAGAACTCTACATCTTGATTGTAACCATATACTTACTTTAGACAAATCATTACAAGTTAGAATAAACCAACCGTGTGCGTTTTCTATCACACCTTTTAGTGCTGATTGTGCGGCAGGTGTTAATTGGTCTGCCTCGTCTAATAAAAATATTTGCTTCCAATTACCTGTTCTTGACATAGGCATAAGTTCTTCTTCTACAAACTCTATACCTCTAGTCTTTTTACTACTAGCGTTAAAGATATGTAAGGTACTACCATGTCTCTTTGCTAGAGCATGAGCCAAACTTGTTTTACCTGTACCTGCTTGTGGACTATAGAATACCATATGTTGCATCCCATTACCTATAGCATTTATAATATCATCTTGACCAACTATATCATCTATAGATGGTCTATGTTTTAATGCCCATACTTTACTCATTTTAATTCCTCATAGGTGTGAACGTTTGGCTTATCCGACTTGTTAATGCTCTATGTATTATCAGAACGGTTCTGCATCTATGACTCTTGGCTTGTTTATCAGAACGTGAGACTCTTAATCTTCGTGTCTTTACTCCTTCCTTCATCAACGGCTCTACATCTATCTGTGCATATCGGTTACGGTTTGGGGATAGCACCTGTTTATCTATCCTCGCCTCGCTCACAAATTAAAGGCTTACTTCTAAGAATATAAAGATAATGTAATGACTACGCAAGCGAATCAAAGGTCTTCTCGATTCTCAAAGATTCTAATTGTTTGTACATTTCTGCTAGTTCTGCTTTAAAATCAACGGGATTAGAATTATCTGTTTCTAATGCCATCAAAACACCTAAGCCCATACCTCTAACTAAATCTAAACTCCATGCTCTTGACATCATTAATTCGGGATTAGTTACAAAATCATCTATAATATCTATGTCAGTTAAAAAATCAATACAATCTTTAACAAGGTGGCTTTGTCTAATATTCTCGTCCGTCAGTATATCTGCTAATAGTGGGTCTGTTCCGTATGCTTGCATCTGTTGTAGTAAATGGAACATAAGTCTGTCTGTATCCATAGTAACCAATACTCTTAGCGTCTTAAATTACTTTCGTACTTATTCGCTTATTAAGATGTTGATTGTTCTCTTATACAATGTAGACAGACATCACTATTAGGAGGGAAGACTCTAGTTCTACTACAGGAACATTTTTGAGATTTTGCTTTCTCACTAGGAGTCATAACTGTCAAAGAACGTGTGTAGGTAATATCATCTTTATTTTTAATTAACTCTCTATCTATGTCATAAATTAAGTGCATAGCCTTAGTTCCTACGGCATTTTCTACTGCTTCTGAACCCGTCGCTACTATCTGTGGATTCTTAGACATAAGGGCCGCTAAACTATGTGGGCTAGGAACAGTACGAACAGTTTTACGTTGTGCTAACATATCTGCCATTCCTTCTTTTGTCATCTGTCCACACTCAAAAAGTATCTCTACAATGATACGTCGAATGCGGCGGTTATTCGCGCTCATATATCTTGGTAATATATAAAAGTATATGAAGGGTTTTATTAATCAATATCTAACCACATAGCGGTATAAGCAAAAGAATTATCTTGTTGTTCCTGTGTAGGGATTAGATGTTCAGTAGCAGGTGTATTTTCTATAGCAATATATATGTCAGTAAAAGAAATAAAAAAACCTATAAAGAAACTAACGAATAATACTATAAATATTATACTACATAAGAAGGCTAAACCCATTCATTCACCTTCTGTTTTGTTTTTTTCATACCTTTAGGTAAATCTATACCTTGCTCTCTAATTTCATTACCAACTTCTTTAGAGGTTATAATCTCTTGCCAATACTTATCTCCCATGCGGAAAGGTGGTGGTGCTTGCTCTTTAACTTTTTGCTTCTTAGGCCAAGCCACACTCTGTCTTTTACCCGTTATAGAATAAGCAAAGATAGCCTTTGTATAATCTTCGGGCAATTCCATATTAGTTTGTGCTATTAATCTCCAAGTGTCTATATCTTTTACATTCTGTTTTAAAAACACTAAAGCATAGGGAACAGGTAAAGTCTGTATCTGTTTCCACACTCTTAATCTATCTGACCAATTAATTATAGAGGTTATAGCAGTTAAGTTTTTGCGGTCACTAGCAACCTTTAGTGACTTATCAATTATTACATTGTCTTCTGTCTTTTTAGTAATCTTAGGTGCTTTATCTATACATACAATTAGTTTAGTGGTTATATATGGTAGCCAAGCGATAACATCTGCTTCTGTAAATTTATTTGTTCGTAAGATATAATTTACTTCGGGATTACTAAGAGAGGTATCAATTTCTTTAACCATTATAACATAGTCGCCTACTAAAAACTGCGAGTCGTCTTTTGTAAAAATCACAATACCCATGTAACCACTCCAAATTTTTTGCCATGATTTTTAACATACTTACTTTATACAGTATAGAAAGGGTCATGCTCATAAATATAATCACATATTCGTTTATATTGAGTAGCAGTTAAACCCCAAGCATCACGCACCGCTTTAGGGGTAATACTATAACCGTTATATTCCCACAAGACACCTCTATCTCCAATAGTACCCATCAAACCATCATCTATCATGGCTTGTATAAGAATAGGCATATCATCTTTATAGATAGGTCTAGCAAAAAGACTTACGTTTTTACCTGTGCGCCATTTCTTCATTCTATAACCTCATAATCTACTGTGACAGGTGCTTTAAGTGCCGCCATCCTAAACTCTATTTGGTCTAGTAATTGCGGATTAGTACCAAGAACATCTACAAGTATATTTGACATATGATTCATTTGTGATTGTGCTAATAATAATTGAGAATCTACACCTATCTCTTTCTTCAATTGACCTACTAACTTTAGGCTTGAATTTGCTTGACCGATTAACTTAGCCGCATCAGCAACGAAATCGGAAGTGATACCGCCGTGTGCTTCCTTTCTTTCTTCTAACTCATCTAGGTACGATGCTATTCTATTCACAATATCTTCTGCCGCATCTAACGTATTTATAGATTGTTTTCTTGCTTCCTCTACGTGTTCTGCTTCTTCGGGGTCAAACTCTACGTGACTCTCCATGTGCTTCATTACTGTACCTTCCGACCAACTATATTTACTCTCTAAATAATCGGGAGTAGTATCACCGTTATTTAATTCTATTTCAAATTCTTTCTTCTTTTTGTGGTCGCATAAAGCACACCCGCCATCAAGAACCCATCTAAGAACTTCCATAGCAAACATATCGTTTTCATTTCTTAATCTTTGTTGTATTTCAAATCTAGTTTTCATTTTTTAAACCCCACTCTACTCTTTGTTTTTTAACGCTTATAATATCGGGATGGTCTGCCAACCATCTTGATAATTCTCTTTGTGTAGGACACATTCTTGATTGACATAATAGTTTATCTTGAGCCGCACTACCATATGAACCAATCATGTAGGCTTCTGCTATAATAACATTACTTGTGACAAACGGAAGTTTATCATCTCTCCTATTCTGTAAGTATTTTCTTACTGCGGGCCACCAAGCCTTTGTCGTTTTTGATTTTCTACCCATTTACTCACCCATAGTATTTGCGTTTGGCCCTATCCTACAAAGCATACCTTTTCTACCACGCCTAGAAGTCTCCGGTTCATACTCACAATACCAAGACTGTCCTTCTAAGTTTTCTACTACCCATCTTTTAGCACTTTGATAATCTCCCATAGTAATCATACGGGAAATCTCCTTGAGTAATTCTGACTTAGGTAAGTCTTTCATCCAAAAGGTAGTTCTGATAAGTTCTGAATCTGCATCCATAACTCTACGACGTTGTTCTAGTGACATATTTAGTATAGTCTCTAAAGTATTGTCAAGAGTAATCATTAGTGGTTGCCCTCCTCTATATGTTGGCAACATCATATGATAGCCTATCGCTAATCTTCTGAACAAGTCAGCCTCAAAAGAACGTATGTCCGGCCTATTAATCCAATCACCAATATCATCGGCAAAAATAATTCCTGTAGGCGGTTCTGAAACTGCTAACATCATTCTCTCTCGTATCCATTGTTTAATCTCTATACTTAATGTGGCTAGAGAAGTTCTTTCTTCTACCGTCATATTAGATTGTTTGTGTTGTGCTTGTTTGTAAAGCAATTCTTTTTGCGGTGACATTTCTATATCTATAATAAAGAATCTACGGTCAAGACCGGAATCTAACTCAAACCTAGCAGGTTGTGTACCTGCCCATACTGTATATCTAGTAGTGTAACTAACCCATCCTGCTCTCAAGGCTTTCTGTACACGGCCATTATCTAAGGAAGTAAGTAACTGATTTTTCATATCCATACTGTGGTCTTTTTTAGACGCATCAGACATAGAAGAAAACTCTTCAAATCCTAAGAAGCCACCACACAAATCTCTAGCCAATGGTCGGCCCATAATATTACCTTCTTCGTCTACACTACCAAACATACCTGCTTCTGTAACGGAGTTAGGCCCAAGCATTGTTCTCATACCTTGCCCTAAGTCAGCATTCTGACTATGTAGTAATCCCGTACCTTCCGCTAAGAACATCATAATCAATACAGATTTACCCGACCCTTTAGGGCCACGAAGCATTAGATGAATTCGTGTGTCGGGTAACTGTGACATAGGAGTATAGAAGGGCATATTGTTATGTCTCAAAGCACAATTGGTAATCAAGAAATCATTTTCTTCATCTACTAAAGGGCTATCGGGGTCAAAGTCACACCTAGAACATTTATTAAGAGCATTAAAGATATGCGCTCCAATACTACAGATAAATATAGGTACTTTATCCTCTACATCTACATAGTGGTTTCTTCTAGCAAAGTCTTTTATGTTGTCAAATATATTCATATGTCAAGTCCTCCAAAGTTTTTAATGTTGTCCATATCTACAAGTTTTTCCGTTATACTTTGTAGTGCAGATTCATCACACGACAAGTCATATGTTAAAAGTATATGGTTTAAAAGTGCGTCTGCCGTGTCCATATCTACTGATTCTCCACTAGCACTTCCTAATAATACTTCTGATAATTTTAGGGGGGAAGAAGTAAAATTACAGAAAACATCACACCATATCCAAACATTCGGTGCTAAAATATAATCTAACTCTAAACTATCTTCTTGATATTTTCCACTATGAGTAGTAACTTCTTCTTTCATTGTAGACCAATTGTAACTTACTACCTCTCCGTGTGCAACTTTACTATACTCTTTAAAGTCTTTATGCAAAACAAACAGATTTGTAGTCATATATGACATTTTATTTACACCTAATTCATTAAGAGTCATTACGATGTCTCTAACCACAGGATAAGTGTGCATCCACACATCTTTATTTGCATACCTATCTTGTGTTAACTCAATAGGATAAGCAGTAGGTATTCTCAAGATAAAAAATCTTTTACCGTCATTGTTTCTTGTTTCGTATAATCTATACTCCGGCCAAAAAGGTACGGGTATAAAATTAACAGATGTAGTATTTAGATGCTTAGAATATATAGAAGCAACAGGCGGCCTTTCTCCTATTAATGCTTTACCCGCTATAGTAGTGGCCGCACCATGTTCTTCTTGATGATATACTATTAAATGAGTCTGCTCTTTTTTTGGTCTTCTTCCGTTAAGCCACACTATATCTATATCCAATTTTTGCTCTATCACAATACTCCCCCCTGCTTTACATATTCTTCTCTTGCGAATTTCGGTACAGATTTATATGTAGAAATATTATGACTGTAAGATAACTTTTTAGCAATCACTTGTTTCAAATCCGCACATCTATAGACACAACACGTAGAAGAACTACCGGAAGGTGTTATACTTCTTACAGTACCTATTTTAATAAAGTACGGCGATTTTCTAAGTATTTGAGATACTTGTTGAATACTCCATGTCTGTTTAGTTTTTCTGCACCCCGTTGTAACCTTTCTATTGTTCAAATACCACATTATGTCATGTGTACTTGCTTCTCTTTTTTCATGTTGGTCTAAATATCTGTATGATAATTCTACACACTGTTTACTTCCACTACCTCTTGCCATACTATCACCTCATACTTGTTCGCTTTTAATTGTTTCAGTAAGACCACGCAACCACAGAAATAATAAAACGATGTACTGCTCTAATATTCTTTAATTCTTTTATTTCTTCATAGATGTTTTTAGATTAGTTAACTATTACCTAAAATACTATTGAAGTAATTAAAGAATTATCAAAAACGTGCTACTGCCCTCCATTAATTAATTTTGTTATATTTTTTTTAGTAAAAAGAATTAAGAAACCATTCATGTTCTATGTCATCTTTTTCTTTAGTCTTCATATTTGCGGTATTTTTTATACTGCCTATATTTCTTGTTTGCATTTTATCTGCTTTTTCTAAACTTTCTTTAGCCTCTATAATAGATTCATAAACAATATACCATTGAATAGTTTCTATAATACCCAATATTTTTATAGCGGGCATAGTTTGTACAAAACCATTTTCGACATATTTTCTTGCTCGTATAATAACAAACTTTTCATACTCTTGTATCTCTATCGTATTATCTCCCTTACTTATTGTTATCTTGTCGCTTACAGTATGTAAAGCCCAATCCTTCAGCGCTTCTATTGACATATACATAATACTAGCCTTGAGGTTATTTAGCCTCATAATACCAAAAGACACATCTTCCATTTCAAAGTCATATATAATTTGTATTTCATTATATTTTTCTACCCATACTTTTATTATATAATTATTATACTCAGTAAAATAATCATCTAATATTTTAAACAAAGACAACTCAAAGTTTTGTATTTGTACCCATTCTGTCCAAGTAATGTTAGGCTCAAATTGTTTTATCAAACTATAACATACTTTTCTGTCAAGTATAAAATAACTTTTATCGTTATATTTAATTTCTATTTTAGGTTGTTTCAAGTATCTACCTTCACCTACATAAGTAAAAGATGTTGCCTCTACTAATTTTATTTTACTAATAGGAACTTCTATCAATTTATTTTCCATTCATCCCACCATGTAGAGTTTGTTATCTTGTCCTGTCTTACCCAAGCCGCATATGCTTTCATTGTTTTTACATAATCATCTCTTATCTTAAAGGTATAGTTAGTAGGTGCTTTTACACCAAACCATTTATACGCTCTCCTCAATATTTCTTCTGTTGTCATTTGTTCTTCATCTGTCATGTAACCATCTCTCATATGCTTCGTAATCTTCCATGTGATACAAAGTAGTTATAGTAGAAGTAATTTCTCTCTTTCGTAATACTTTACTCCTTGTAATACCTTTCGCCCCTTTCAATAATTGTGCTATTGTTTTGGGTCTTTCAGCATAGAATTTCATTTTCTTATTCATCATTTGTTCTGCTATCTCATAAGCCGACATAGGTTCTTTTTTATCCCTCATTATCTCACCGATAGGTCTTCTTGCTCTGTGTTTTTTCACCATATATTCACCAACCATTTAGTATTAATAAGGGTTTCTATCCTATCAATTCCTTGAGTTTTTGTACATAAATTGCCGCATCTAATAATTCTTCTTGAAGGTGTGTGAGCCATTCTTTCATAGATAAATCGCTACGTTCCATATTCGTACCATACTTTAGTTCGCCTGTCATAGCCCTTTCTTGAATCATTGTAATTACTTTATCCTCTATTTTACTCATTGTTCTTCACTCCTATCAATATGCCCAACAGGTAAATACTGTCTTCTATTTTCTAACTTATTTGTCATCTGATGTTTGACATTTTTGATGGCCGTATTCCATCTCTTTAATGCTACTGCATCATTCTTAGGTACTACTCTATCAAAGATATTTTGCATAGTTCTTTGTATAGGCTCATCTCTTTGATTGACTAGCATACCTTTGTATATCTCATACTCCGCGTGTTTAACGCTTGCTAATCTAAACCTACTCATTCTCTCACCTTGCCGTAATAATTCTGTGAGGCTTTTAGTAACTCTAATTGTTCTTCTGTACTACGCCTAATCCATGTGTTTAAATCAACAGTACCTAGATTTGCTAGGTACATTATGAAGTCATTTACTGTATTGTAATCTTCTACCAACTTTTGTTTCATCATAGCCATACCATAACCCCCATGTATTTTAATCTTCCGTAATGACTTCGCAAGCATTACCCCACAAATATGTATTTTCTCTTGTCAATTTTTCAACCTTAACAAATCTAGGGTCGCGACTTAATATAAGGGCTAAAGATACTGTACTTTTGAATGAGTTATTATTTTTTATTAATCTACCATTCTTAAATCTAGCACCGTCGGATATACTGTACACAGTAGACGGCCCGTTTTCTTCTATGTATCTTGCTACCGCATCTAACATACGACTTCTGTTCCTGTTTTTAGTTCCTTTGTTTTTTACTTTACTGCTTATAGTATGTCTCATTTCTTTTTACTCTCCTTTTCTTTTCTAGCCCCATCTTTTTGCCACTGATTATATTTAGATGATGGGTATTTATTACCATGCCTAAAGTTATTTGGGTCTGCTCTTGCTAACTCATCTCTAGGCGTGTATTTATTGTTGCCCTTTGCTCTGCCACCAATGCCCCACCGAAGCCCTTTCTTTCTTATTATACCATAAGCACCTTTAGGCTTCCATTTCTGTGAGCGATATTGGTATTCATCTTCGGTCATACTATCTACTGATTGCCACAATATTGCGGCTACCATTCTTTCATCATAATATTTTTTAGCCCTACCTAAATCACTTTTATCAAGGTCATTGTATGGGTCAAAATATCTCGGAGGCATTCTAACTAACCACCTGTCTCCTGTATCTAAACAAATCCTACCATCGTAAGCATAACCTGTTACTTTGTATTTAGGTACGCTAAATGTCCTATCTCCTATTGGTTGTGTCATTTTTATCACCTAGCACATATTATATATTTCTCTTATTTTTGAAATAATACCATCGGGGTCTTCAAATTCTTTTAAGGGTAAAGTAATTATGCTTCCACCACTCATATGAAAATCAACCGTACCATAATTCTCATGTTTTATTATAGCGTCTATATTATTTAGATTGATAAATTTATTATTACCATTACCACTATTTATACAAACATACATATTGTCTTTCATATTACAAGACCTCCGTTTCTTACACACACATCTTCCCACCACGTAGGTGTTTGATTGTCTGACCATTCTACTGCCATAACATTAGTTTTACGGTAATAGTAATCACGGTATTCTTGAACTGCTTGAGTCAAAGGAACATGGCGTGTAGTCTCTTCGTTCATAGCCAAAGGAATATCTGTAACGCTTCCATTGACAGGCATATGATGAATTACATAATGTTCTGCCATCTCACGGATAGGTTGCTCACACGCATGAACTTTACCGAATGTTTCTGTATATGATAAGCATTGTTGTATAGCATGGCGGGCAAGCCAACGGAAATTCTCTACGCATTCTCCTGCCCACACAGTAGAAGGGTGATGTGGGTAACCACCTTTGTAGTGCGTACCGGATTTTGTAAGTGGTAAAGTATCGGGCAAAGCACCATAGCGTAAAATTGCTGATGCCATCATTTGTGCTGACTCTACACACATTTTAGGTTTGTGTTTTAGGCACAAGTTACGTGCCGCTTCTTCCGGTTGTTCGTCTATAAAAAATATATTCATAGTTATTCCTCTTCGCCCTTTGTTATTAAAGTTTCCGAATTGACATCACAAACAATTAAATTTGATTTGTAATTTAACCGTGATAGATAATATTTTATCATCTCATCTTTTTTATTTTTTATTGTTATTTTCATAGTATTTAGTGCCGATATTCTCGCACAATATTCATCTAAGGCAGGTAAATC